CACCACCTTATTATTGAGAAGTTAATGATGAATACGTTAATACGTAATGCATTGCAAACGCCGGATGGCACTATTATAGCCTCAGTATATCAGCATGATTATAATCAGCATATAGATGCTAATGGAAAGCTGTATTTCGTCGACGGTGGTCTGCATTATGCTAGATGCAGCGCAAATGGAGACGAGGTATATCTGCAGGTATGGTCAGACGATCCTCATGAAACAGTACGTCTTACCCTGCAATGGGAAAGCACCGGCACTTATGGTACAGAGTCACCACGACGTAAGTCTTTAGCAGAACTATCCTCTACAGAGATAGAACGCGTATTAGAGACTCATAATATTGAGCCTTCTGTGCGAAAGTGTTTTACTGCAGAATTATATTTCCGGAAAGTATTTTGAGGAAATATTGGAATCCGGAGGTATTTAAAGAAACGATGATTATTGTTGCTTCTGGAACAATAATCAATTATCCACTAGCTATATTTTTTGCCTGGTTACTTATTGGTCAGTGGCAAATTACCGACCCGGTAGTTTTTGGTACCCTAACCACTATAGGTTTTTCTTTCGTGGCAACCACTAGGATTTATACTATACGCTTTTTGTCGGAGGCCAGAAAGAACAGAAATAAATAATACATGTGCATGTGTACTTTTGAGATCCATCGTGATATAATGGATCATTATTTTATTATGGAGAAATTATATGAGTAGTAAAGAGTTTTTATGGGTAGAACGTTTTCGGCCCGCTAAAGTTTCAGAAACAATCCTTCCTGCTGAATTAAAGCAAACATTCCAATCCATCGTCGATGGTGGCGAAATTCCCAATATGTTATTTTCTGGTACAGCCGGTACCGGTAAAACTACTGTTGCTAAAGCAATATGCGAAGAACTTGGTTTAGACTATATTGTCATTAACGGTTCTGAAGAAGGCAACATTGATACCCTACGAGGTAAGATTAAACAGTTTGCTTCTTCTGTATCCCTGTCTGGCGGATATAAAGTTGTTATCCTCGATGAGGCCGATTACCTGAATCCGCAATCTACTCAGCCAGCTTTGCGTGGATTCATTGAAGAGTTTTCTCAAAACTGCCGCTTCATCATGACATGTAACTTTAAAAACCGGGTCATTGCCCCACTACATTCTAGATGTTCTAATTACGAATTTAATTTTAATAAGAAGACCATGGCCAGTCTGTGCGGTCAGTTTATGACTCGCCTGATCAGTATACTGGAAGATGAAGGTATTGACTACAATAAAGATGTAGTCGCCGGTCTTATTATGAAGTATGCCCCGGATTGGCGTCGGGTATTAAACGAAGCACAGCGTGGATCGATCAGCGGTTCTTTAGCCGTTACTGTTATACAGAATGATGCAAACAGTAATTATGCACAGTTGTTTACTCATATTAAAAGTAAAGATTTTAAAAAGATGCGCCAATGGGTATCAAATAACATTGACGTAGAGCCTGCAAGTATTTTCCGTGATATATATGANAGCATGGATGGATTCGTGTCNCCGGAGAGTATCCCTCAACTTGTTCTTATTCTCGCCGACTACCAATATAAAAACAGCTTTGTTGCTGACCATGAGGTAAATCTCGTCGCTTGTTTGACAGAGATTATGGCAAACGTTCAAATCAAATGAGGATAGTCTAAAATGGCCGATATTTATATCCAGCCTAAGTTAAAAACATACGAAATGTCTCCGGCCGATAATGTCATATATTTTCCGGCTAATATCGATGTAAGAATATGCCCTAAAAATGCTATGTCTTCTATTAAAGAAATATATAGATTGCATAGGAATCACCCAGAGTATGTGGGACGCGTATACCGATTAAATGCTGTAATGGAAGAAGGGTTTCAGTTTGAAATACCTTTTAGAAAAAATAGTCTACGGATGGCGGTTGCCCGCGATCCTGTGGCTAGATTTAAATCTGCCATTGAATATATTGCAGAAAATAGGGCATATCACCTGGAACTCNGCCGGGATGATCTTCCTGTTTTGCCTGNGACNGTTGATGGTATTCTTGATAAATTAGAAGCAGGTAAACTACGTAATAATCATTTCTATACTCAGGCTTATTATATGGGTAATATGAATAATTATGATATGATTTTCTCTATGAAGAAACTGCCTCTACTTTTTTCTTTGTTACATTCTGAATGTAAATTTAAATTTGATCCATCGAATATACATGAAAATAAATCAACTGTTAAAAAATATCCTGAATTAACTACTGAACAAATTGACAGAGTGAAGACCCTATATGAAAAAGACTACCAGTACGGTTGGGCAAACATCAGTTGAAACATCTGAGAAAAAAGTCACGCCTTTTGACTTTTTAAATAGTATAAATGATACTAAGATCGANCTAATGCGCCTCGATCCGGAGAATGAAAAGCGATATAATTCTTTTATGATTAACAGAGGATTATCTTATTTTAGTGATACCATATTCATGGCCAATGAGATGAACCGGTATCACCATATTGAAAATAAACTACAATATTCTTTTTATATAAATATAATTCGTAAGCGTAAGCGCTTTAGTAAGTGGACAAAAGCAGAACATATTAATAATATTGAAGCGGTGAAAGAATATTTTGGCTATAGCACAAATAAAGCAAAACAAGCTTTGCCATTACTCACTATGGATCAATTGATTATCATACAAAATAAGGTAAAAAAAGGTGGAAGAAAATAACTTAGTCGAATGGAATCCGCTGAANATGTTAGAAATAACATTATCAGAACCAGATGATTTNTTGAAAGTGAGAGAGACCCTTACGCGAATAGGCGTTGCATCACGACGTGATAATATATTGTATCAGTCATGCCATATTCTCCATAAACAAGGTCGATACTTTATTGTTCACTTTAAAGAATTATTTTTATTAGATGGTAAAAAGTCTAATTTAGAATTGAGCGACGTCCAGCGTAGAAATACTATTGCAGTACTTTTGCAGGACTGGGGTTTGATTGATATTCAAAGTAAAGATATGGTTAAAGACTGTGCTCCAATGCGACAGATCAAAATCATATCTTACAAAGATAAGGACGGTTGGGAACTGCAACCTAAGTACAATATCGGTAATAGTTAATAGGAAATTATATAATGATAGGTTATGGGATATTCGACGATAAAGACGACTTTATTAAAGATAAGAAGCCGTTTTTTGGTAAACTTCCACCAGAGGCCGAAGTGTCAGCTTTTGATTGGAATCGTTATATGCTGTTAATGGATACGCATCCAGAAAAACTATATGATCGTAATACAACTAAAATGCGTCTCGGCCTAAATTCATTTCATAATCGACCGTCTGCTCCAGCTTTTGCTCAAAAAATTGTCGAAGAAATGGAAGATGTATTTGCTTTGCATGCAGGAAAAATAACTAACATTGCTTTTAGTGGCTTTGGCCGTGAGAGTGATAGTTATCCATGGCATAAAGATTCAATGGATGTATTTTTATGCCAAGTTATTTCAACTATTGGACTTAGAGTCGAAGGTGTGAATAATAACGAACCTTTTGACTTTGCTCCAGGTGATTATGTTTGGCTTCCGCGCGGAACTCATCACCAAATTATCCCTAAGATTTCACGCGTAACTTTCTCGTTTGGAGTCGAAGGAGATCCGGATCCTAGTACATATTTCTAAGGTACTACCCACCTTCCATCATGGAATACTACCAAGACACCTAAAGTCGAAAGACTATACTCACCTTCTTCCGGGTGTCTTGGTTCTTTAATAATCATCTCCGTTCCTTACGCTCGGTTTAGACCATGCTTTATCTGCGCCGATCTCGTCTACAAATACTTTCATTGTTAACCCATCATCTTGAAATGATAATGTGATACGATCGCAGTTATAATTTGTATACGATCTTCCGTCTGCATCAATAACCTCTAAGCGAGTAATAGTTGCAGGCATTTCTTCTTGGAATGGTTTAAATTCATAACGGTCTTCGTGGTTGTATTCCCAGTCTTCATAATCTCCAAATTCATCGTCTTCCACGCTACCATTCTCCTCAACATAAAATATTATTTATAAGTGTACAAACTAGTGTTAATGGTGTATAATAACCAGATATATATAACGTGCATGCCGATTGTCGGGTGCATCTATCTTGCTTTCTTAAAAGGAGAAACAAATGACTACTGTTAAACAACTATTCCCACGCAACGCGTTTGTTGGTTTTGATCATCTAATCAACGAATTGGACTTCGTAGCTAAAAATGCTAATGACACTTATCCACCACATAATATTATTAAGTTGGACGATACTCATTATACAATCGAAATTGCCGTTGCTGGATTTACTCAAGATGAACTTGCTATAGAGGCTATCGAGCGGACTCTTACTGTCACGGGCACCTCACGCCCAGACGAAGATAAACCTGGAGCTTATATTCATCGTGGTATTTCGACACGACGGTTCAAAAGAGTATTTAGATTGTCCGAATATGTAGAAGTGGCTGGTGCCCTTCTTAAAGATGGAATCCTGTCAGTATATCTGAAGGTGGAAATTCCGGACGAAAGGCGGCCTCGCAAAATAGACATTTCAATCTAACCAAGCGAGGAAATCTAATGCGAGCAAAATTACGTAGAGCAAAAGACAAAGCACAAGTTCGTCATATCGAACAAGCTTTATGTTTTTTCTTTATGTTTGTTGTAGTGTTGACTATTCAACCGATACTATAAGCGATACATATTGATTCTTAAAAAAAACGGGTCAGCGAAAGTTGGCCCAATTTAAGGCAAATAATGATTATATACCAGATTGTAATGAAAGGCGATGCGCGGTCAGAAGAATATGCCGCCATTTCTAGAGCATCTTTTCAACCGGCCATCGATGCTGGTTTTATATCTGAAATAAAAATATTCGATGCAATAACTCCTTCCTCAGAAAACTTCGAAGAACATGTTAGTCGGTATAACTGGGCTCCAAGTTTAATGCATGCCGACAAAAAGTCCGGTAAAAAAATAGAAGATCATTCTGCGACAGAAAAGGCAGGTATGTGCTCTCATTGGGAACTTATGAGAATGCAATCACTTACGCCTGATAGATTTTTTGTTATAGAACATGATACCTTTTTGCTTGAAGAACATTTAGACGTTTTTGGCGAACTAATTGATTATTCCCTATCACGTGAACCAATGTATGCTAATATTGGTCTATTCATGGGCTGCTACTCATTTACTCAGGCTACCGCTGCCTTTCAATATAATTTGTTAACTAAACAAAACTTTCCAATTAATTGTGGGCCATATTGTACTCTGCAGCGACTATTTCGAACCTATTCTACTTGGCATTTAGAAAAAGCTGATATTAGATTTTTTGGTAAAGAAGTAACTGTAATCCACCCATGGGCAGACTGCGATACTTTAGGGTTTGGCCGAGAGTGTGGAATTTATTTCAACAATAAAGACCAGGACAAAAAGAATAGTATTCCGACACCCACTACACAAGTTATATCCAAAAAATTAAAAGTATCACAGGATCATCATACATACATAGATCTTCATATCGAACAACCGTGGCTGAGGCACAATTATTTTCATATTATTGAATAAAAGATGTGTACATTCCGCGCCTGCCGTAGTATAATACCAATCTAAATTATGGAGTACTCAATGGAATTTTATACCTCAGTTTCTCGCTTCGGCGCAAATATTCTTTACCGCGGTTACAAAAACGGCGAACGTGTAAAGAAAAAGATACCATTCAAACCCACTCTTTATATCCCATCTAACGTTCAGTCGACTAACGACTGGTATGGTCTAGACCAAGTTAAAGTCGAACCTATTACTTTTGACAGCATGCGTGAAGCTGCTGACTTTATTAAACGGTACGAGGCAGTAGATAACTTCCGCGTATATGGTATGAATAATTTCGTATACCAATTTATCGGAGATAAATTCCCCAATGATATACCATTTGATTCTAGTCAAGTTGATGTTGCGTATATCGATATTGAAGTGGAATCCGACAGTGGATTCCCAGAGCCTTCTCGGGCAGACCATCCTATCACTGCTATTACTATGGTACACAATGATGGCGTATACCGTACGTGGTCCTGTATTGACTATAATAATACCAGAGACGACGTGTTGTATATTAAATGCGATACCGAAGAAGAACTATTAGGAAAGTTCATTGACCATTGGCGTCATTGGACACCGGACGTAGTTTCTGGCTGGAACAGCATTACTTTCGATATGACGTACCTGATCAATCGTACTATTAATCTATTCGGCGATGAAGAAGCCCGTAAGTTTTCTCCATGGGGAAGTATCCGACCTAAAGATATTGTGCAAAAGGGTGGCATGAAGGCACAGGTCTATTTAATAGAAGGTGTCGAACAGCTAGACTACCTAGATCTATTTCGTAAGTTTACCCTCAATACTCTTGGTCAACAAGAGTCATATCGNCTAGATCATATTGCCAACGTTGTGCTNGGCGATCGNAAAATTTCTTATGAAGAACATGGCGATTTGCATACGCTATACCGTGACGATCCGCAAAAGTACATAGACTATAATATCAAAGACGTTGAACTAGTTAAGCGGTTTGAGGAAGCCTTGGGTCTAATCGAACTAGTTATGACAATGGCATACCGTGCCGGCGTAAACTATACTGACACCTTAGGTACTACTACTATTTGGGATGTTATCATCTATCGTATGCTGAACAAGGCTCATATTGCATGTCCTCCAAAAGCGGATAAAGCAAAAAGTCCATATCCAGGCGGTTATGTTAAAGAACCTCAAGTAGGACAGCATGATTGGGTAGTTTCTTTTGACTTAAACTCCCTGTACCCAAATATTATCGTGCAAAATAATATGTCGCCTGAAACCGTGCTTGATGGACTTGTTCCTAATATGTCTGTTGAAAAGATGATGGCACGGCAGGTTGAATCCTATGACGGATATTCTGTTGCTCCGACTGGCGTTAGATTCAGTCATGATCGTAAAGGCGTAGTTCCTCAAATCATTACTCATTACTATAATGATCGCCGTATTATTAAAAAGCAAATGCTTGACGTTAAACAGGAATACGAGAATACGAAAAATCCTGCACTTAAGAATAAAATCAGCCAGTTGGATAACCAACAAATGGCAATCAAGATCCTTATGAATTCTCTTTACGGTGCGCTTGGCAATCGTTGGTTCCGGTACTTTGACCAGCGAGTAGCAGAATCGATTACCATGGCCGGTCAATTGGCGATTAAATGGGCAGAACGTGCAGTAAACGGTGAGATGCAGAAACTACTAAAATCTTCGAAAGATTATGTTATTGCTATCGATACAGATTCGGTATATATTACCATGGGCGATCTTGTCAAACAATTTAACCCTAAAGATCCTGTCAAGTTTCTTGATAAAATCTGNTCAGAGCATTTTGAAAAGGTTCTTGCTAAGTCATACCAAGAAATGGCTGATATGATGAACTCGTATGAAAACCGTATGGAAATGGGCCGTGAAGTTATTGCTGACAAAGGTATATGGGTTGCAAAGAAACGTTATATCCTGAACGTGCATAACAATGAAGGCGTACAGTATGCAGAGCCTAAACTCAAAATGATGGGCATTGAGGCTATCAAGTCTTCTACTCCGCAGGTCGTACGTGAAAAGTTCGAGGCCATTTTTAAAGTTATTATTGCTGGATCTGAAAACGATACTCAAAAGTTTATTAGCAAATTCCGTAATGATTTTCGTTCTCTATCACCGGAACTGGTATCCTTCCCTAGATCAGTATCGGATATCGGTAAGTGGCGAGACAGAAATACTACCTATAAAAAAGGCACGCCCATTCACGTACGTGGTAGTTTAATGTATAATGAACAGATCAAAAAATACTCGTTAGAAAATCGGTACGAAGTTATCAAGAACGGCGACAAGATAAAATTTGTGTACTTGAAGATGCCAAACCCGATCAATGAAAATGTCGTGTCGTATCCACAGTTCCTTCCGCCTGAAGTGAACCTACACAAATACATTGACTATAACAAGATGTTTGATAAGACGTTCTTAGATCCATTACGCCCTATACTAGAGGCAGTTAACTGGTCTGAAGAAGATAGAGTCGATCTAGAATCATTTTTCGGTTAATATATGTGTGTACATTTTTGGTTGAANGGTGTATAATACCANAATGAAATACGAATTAACTATATTTAAGTCTATTTTTGATAATAAGACTCATAGGCGTTTATCCTTGTCCTCTTGGGAAGAGTTCAAGGGTTTACTCTATGGTTTGTCTAATAAACCGGGTGCTAAACGTGGAAATAATGCTTCTCCTCTTATTACTCCTGCTGTGTTTGAAAGTGGTTCGACACGTAGTAACAAGTCTACTTTATATTGGGGCGGTTGGTGTGCTGTTGATGTCGACGATCATAATTACCCTGCTAGCATTTGCTCCTTAAAAGAACAGCTCATTAAGCAGTTTGCTGATTATGACTTCGTATGCTATAGCACTGCATCATCTAGATCTGACTATCCAAAATTTAGGTTAGTATATAGGTTAGATGAGCAAGTTGACTCAGATAGAATCAGAGCTTTCTGGCATGCCATTAATACCGAGCTTGGTGATATTGGAGATCCACAGACTAAAGATTTGGCCCGTATGTATTTTGTTCCGGCCCAATATCCGGATGCAAATAATTTTATTTTCGAACATAATGGCGGCAATCCAATTAATGTTTCAGAAATGATTGCCAAATATCCATATGTACAAAAGCATGGCAATTCATTTTTGGATCGGTTACCGGTTGAGTTACAATCCGCCGTAATTGAGCACCGTAAGAATAGTCTAAATAATACAAGTATTACTTGGACAAGTTACAGAGATTGCCCGTTCTTTCCAAAAGCAATGGGTGTAGAATATCAATCGATTACTGAAACTGGGTGGTACCATAAAATGTACCAGATTATGATTGCTATTGCCGGTAATGCAGTGCGGCGTGGTTATCCGATAACAGCCAGTCAAGTGTCGGAGTTATGTAAAGAGTTTGACAGTTTTAATGGTAATTGGTATGAAAACCGGCCTCTCACTACCGAAGCCGATAGGGCGTTAGAATACGTATACAGGAAAGGATAATATGAAAATTTTAGTAACAGGGGCTGCCGGTTTTATCGGTTCACAAATAGCAAATCGACTACGAAACGTTGGTCATGAAGTACAGGGACTAGACAATTATAATAGTCATTTGTATGGTCCATCTCTTAAGCATGACAGAGTTGCTCACTTTAAATTAGACGTGGTACGTTGTGATTTACGTGATGCAGAACAATTAACAGGAGTCATTGATCATTTCCGGCCAGAAGTAATTATTCACTTGGCAGCGCATGCCGGTGTACGTGACTCATTTGGTAAAGAAGCAGCATACCATGCTAACAATATTGATGGGACACAGAACCTGATTGAAGCCTGTAAAAAGGTTGTTCCGGACGTACGCGTGATTTATGCTTCAACGTCTGGTGTATTCGGCGGAACTGAGATTCCGGAAGATGGCTGGAAAGAAAATCAGATTTTAGGCAAACAACTTAATGCTTATACGTACACTAAGTATATCAATGAAATTCAGTTCCAGATTTCAGGATTGAATAATACTGGACTTCGTTTCTTTACGGTGTATGGTCCATGGGGACGGCCTGATATGGCTCTTTTTGATTTTACTAAAAATATATTGTACAATACTCCCATAACAGTGTATAATTATGGGAACATGAAGCGTGACTTCACATACGTGGAAGATATTTTAGATGGTATCGAAATTGTTGTAAACAAGAATGATATTCCTTCATCTGAAATTTTTAATATCGGTCGTGGCCGTCAAGTTGATCTTATGCATTTTGTGCGGGAAATTGAAAAGAATTGTGGTGTAAAGGCTTTAGTTGAAAAAGCACCTAAACATCCAGCTGATTCTTTAGAAACTTGGTCAAACACTGAGAAACTGGAGGCACTGGGATATGTGCCTAAAACTAATATCGAAGATGGTATTGCAAACTTTTATGCTTGGTATAAAGCATATCATGAGGTAGTAAATAAATGAGTAATCAACCATTAAGTCCTGTTAATCCATTTCGGTTGGCCATTGTCGGCCATGGGTTTGTTGGTCAAGCAGTAGAATATGCCTTCACTCACCCGTTGGTACACGTGAAGCCAATTGACCCGAAATACAATACTTCTATTGATGATCTTAAAGACTACAATCCTATGTTGGTTTTCATCTGTGCTCCGACTCCGATGAGAGCTGATGGATTTGTAGATGCCACTATTGTTATAGATGCAGTCCTTAAAGCTATAACTCATACTGATGCATTAGTAGTAGTAAAGTCTACGATTACGCCAGATATTATCGATAGAATTTATCAGTCTATTGGTGGAAAGGAAGATCGTTTCGTTTATAATCCTGAATTTTTGACTGAGAAAAATGCTGCGGCTGATTTTGTTAATGCTGACTACCATGTTATGGGTGGAGCAGAAAGTGCAGTAAATGAATTATGTGAAATCTATGATATTTTCAGCGGTTGTCAATCAAATGATTACCATAAAATGACAGCGTTCGAAGCCAGCTTTGTTAAGTATACTATCAATTCATACTTGGCAACTAAAGTGACGTTCTTTAATCAGCTATATGATCTGGTTAATATGTACGGTTGCAGTTACAATATCATTTCTCGCACAGTAGGTAAAGATCCTAGAGTAGGTATTGGCCATACACGCGTACCTGGATTTGATAAGAAAAGGGGATTTGGTGGAGCGTGTTTGCCTAAAGATACTAGCGCTTTCCTTAAGTTTTCAGAACAAACCGATGATGAAGGCAATATCATTTCAATGGATTTATTGCAGTCGGTGCTAGACATTAATGTTCGATATCGTAAAGCATACGAACTAGATGAACGTGAAAAAGTGAATAATATTACATTCGTTAATTTTGGAGATAAAAACAATGAGCATAATGGACAAACTGAAAAAGAACAGCAAACTGAAAGCGACGGAAGTCCTATCAAAGAGTAAGTTCTTTAATGAAAAAGACATGGTCCCGACCGACGTTCCTATGATTAACGTTGCGCTGTCGGGATCTGTCGATGGTGGTATAACCCCGGGTCTTACCGTATTGGCCGGTCCGTCTAAACATTTTAAAACTTCTTTTGCTTTGCTTATGGCTTCTGCCTATTTGGCAAATAAGAAAGATTCTGTAATTCTGTTTTATGACTCAGAATTTGGTTCTCCTTCTTCATACTTCGAACAGTTTGGTATTGATACTAGTCGTGTATTACATACACCTATTACTAACGTAGAAGAACTTAAGTTTGACCTGATTAATCAGTTAGAAGCTTTAGATCGTGAAGACGATGTTATCATTGTTATCGATTCTATCGGCAACTTAGCATCTAAGAAAGAATTAGAAGATGCCATGAATGAAAAATCTGTTGCTGATATGTCTCGGGCAAAAGCACTGAAAGGTCTGTTCCGTATGGCAACCCCATATCTAGCAATGAAGAACATTCCGATGATCGCAATTAACCATACCTACCAGACTATGGAAATGTTTTCAAAGGCAGTGGTATCTGGCGGTTGTGTTGTAGAAGGTACAAAAATCCAGACACCAGATGGATTAAAAGAAGTCCAAGACTTTAATGTAGGTGAAAAGGTTATTACCCAATATGGTGAGAGTGAAGTATCTCACGTATGGAATCCGGATACACTTGAAGATGGCACGCCAGAATGTTTTGAAATAGAGTTTGAAGATGGTTATAAAGTAACATGTTCTGCGGCCCATAAGTTCATTGTTGATGGCGAATGGGTTTCTGCAAGTGATATGGTAATTGGCATGGATTGCCAAGCCGCTCACGACCCAGAGCTGGCTAGCCAAGCAGCTTAATTGCATTTATTTTCCTATTATCTGTAGTATACATAGGTTTTTCCTATATATAATATATACTACAGATAATAAGGGAAGACCATGGACTACCTACGGATATATAACGAACTAATCGAACATCGAAAGTCTGCGCCGGTGAATGGCTATAGTGAGAATCATCATATCATTCCAACCTGTATGGGTGGAGAAAATTCGTCAGATAATATTGTTGCGTTAACGGCTAGAGAACATTATATAGCGCATCAGTTATTATTTAAAGCACATGGCACTACTAAGCTAGCACATGCTTGGTTCTCTATGACACGATGCGGAAATGGCCAAAGTAGATTCATAACTGCCAGACAATACGAGCTAGCTCGCCGCGCTCACGTTGAAGCATTAAAGACAAGTATGACTGGTACAGGTAATCATTTCTATGGAAGGAAGCATAGCGATGAGACGAAGCAGAAGATATCTGAAGCTAATAAGGGAAACAAGCGAGCACAGAAAGATATTGATGTATTTGTTGCATATTCAAAACTTCCTAAGAGCGAAGAGCATAAAGCAAAGATTGGCAGGAAAGGTCTTGTAATGTTACAGAACATAGACACATTAGAAATAATTAGAATCCCTAAAGAAAAAGCTAATGCTTTAGATGCAACTATGTGGGTCAGTCCTAAAAAGATTAACCCTGAAAAGAAGTTTAAATGCAAACACTGTGACATGGTAACAGTCATGGGCAATTTAAATAGGTGGCACAATGATAATTGCAAACACAAGCTTTGACGCACTGCCTTATCCTCGGCGTGATAGCTGGTTACGTAAGGCAGAACTATTGCAAAGTAAAGGATACCATACTGAAAAAGATGTGTACAAATTGGCAGAACTGATGTATAATGCTGCATTAATGCAAGCTAATAACATGAAGGAAGGTGAATAATGAAAGTAGTTAAAATTACTCCGGTAGGTAAATTGCCGGTATATGATTTATCAGTTAACTCTGAAATATATGATGAACAACAATATGTACTTGAGAATGGCGTAATCACGCATAATACAGGCATCATGTATTCCAGCGACAATGTATGGATCATTGGTCGTCAGCAAGAAAAGACTGGTCAAGAAGTCACTGGTTATAACTTTGTGATTAACGTAGAGAAATCTCGTTATGTAAAGGAAAAGTCTAAAATCCCTATTGGTGTATCATGGGAAGGCGGGGTACAGAAGTACTCTGGGCTATTAGATGTAGCATTAGCTGGCGGTTATGTCGACAAACCTAAAGTCGGTTGGTATGAACGTGTTGATACTACTACTGGTGAAGTGTTGTCAGGCAAGTATCGCCAGAAAGATACGTTGACAGCAGAGTTCTGGGAACCTATTTTTGAGACTACAGATTTTGCTGAGTTTCTTAAAAAGACTTATAAAATTGGTTATACTACACCTAAAATGATTGAACCTATCGTGGAAGATGATTTAATTGAATACTAAAAATAAAGATGTACAAACAAATACCACTGTGGTATAATAGGAGACTACTATGGCAGATACACACGAACAAATCGAAGGCGTAGACTATCAGTTAGTACCGGTAGGTGAAGCCAGTAACCAGCAAGCGTGGCATGTAAGAATCTTGACTGGAGATTTTGTTGAAACCGTAATTGTGTACGGTAATGTCAGTTTTGATGGCGAAGAAGATAGCATGAGGTTTAGCTTTTCGGTAGTGACTTCTCCTGAAGAAGGCCTAACTTCAGCTAGCGTTCCTCTGCAAGTTAAAGCCACCTACATTCTAGAAAATATTTTAGAAGTAGCATATAATGAAGGTTCATTGACAATAGGAGATGACGTTGGAAATAGCACTGGAACAGACGATTCTGAGGAATCTACTGACTAATGATGCTTATGCTAGAAAGGTTGCAGCATTCCTGCAACCTGACTACTTTGAGGGTGTTTATAAAGGCCTATTCAAAGAGTTTACTGCATTCATCGCAAAATATAATCAGCTTCCTTCTATGGAAGCATTCAAGATTGAGCTAGACTCACGCAATAGATTAACTGATGAACAGTATCGTCATGCAATAGAAATTCTACCTAATATTTTTACACCAGAGAAAGAGAACCTAGAATGGTTGCTTGATCGTACAGAATCCTGGTGTCAAGATCGTGCAGTATTTAATGCTGTCATGGAATCTATACAAATTATCGATGGTAAACACCAGACACTTTCTAAGAACGCTATACCTGAAGTATTAAGCAAAGCATTATCTGTAACGTTTGATACTAATATTGGACATGATTATTTAGAATCTGTTAACGAACGATTTGAGTTTTATCATAAACAAGAAGAACGTATACCTTTTGACTTAGACTATTTCAATAAAATTACTAAAGGCGGCATGCCTAATAAAACGTTGAATATATGTNTNGCAGGAACTGGTGTNGGNAAAAGTTTGTTCATGTGTCACGTTGCTGCTGCTTCTCTGGCGCAAGGTAGAAATGTNCTTTATATCACCATGGAGATGGCCGAAGAACGTATTGCTGAGCGCATCGATGCTAATCTGATGAACGTTCCTATTGATCAGTTAGAAAACATGTCTTCTAAAATGTTCAAGGATCGTATACAGACTATTGCAAGTAAAACTCAAGGCAAACTCATTATTAAAGAGTATCCTACCGGTCAAGCAAATACTTCACACTTCCGAGCTCTATTGAATGAACTCAAGTTGAAGAAGAACTTTGTGCCCGAAGTTATCTTTATTGATTACCTAAATATATGTGCATCTGCAAGAATGAAAGGTATGGGTGGTTCGATTAACTCATATTCGTATATTAAGTCTATCGCTGAAGAGATACGCGGGTTGGCTGTAGAGTTTGATGTACCAATTATGTCGGCTACACAGACTACCCGCAGCGGTTATAATTCAGACGACGTCGGCCTGGAAGATACCTCTGAATCATTCGGTCTGCCGGCCACTGCGGATTTTATGTTTGCTTTGATTTCAAATGAAGAACTAAATGCGAATGGCCAAATCTTAGTTAAGCAATTAAAGAACAGATATAATGATCCAGGCGCATATCAAAGGTTTACAATTGGCGTGGATCGTAGTAAAATGAAACTATTTGATGTTGATCAGAATAAATCTCCATTGAATAAACCTGAACCAGATAAAGGTCCGGTATTTGATAACTCTTCTTCCGGCCAAAGATTAAAGGCTGAAAGGTTCTCTAGCTTTAAAATGTAAAGGAAATCCCATGACCGGATTAGAACATACTTTGATAGCAGTAGGTATCATGGCAGTAACGTATTATACGGGTTATCATTTCGGTAAAATGAAAGGAATCAGCNNTACCCTGGATTATATGNAATCAATCGGGGCTATAGAATTGGAATATGAGGACGATAANGATGAGCTCAACTAAATCTATTTTAGTAGCAAAACCTAAAGTAAAACGTAAGCCTATCAAAAAAGGAATTACTGGTTTAAAGGCAGGGTTCTATACATGCCCAGACCTACAGACCTTCGAAAAAAGGTTGACAACAGAAACAAACGAAAAAATTGTATCAAATAATGGGTATCAAATTATAACGAATAAAGCATGTTATAGATTGGCCTTTGGTGAAGTAACTAGGAGTGAATTGAAATGAGTAATAATTGGGTACAAGATATTAATGACATGCATACTAAGTATGGTGTACATGAGTGGGTCAAAAACAATCCGGAGCAACTGGCAGCATTCTTGAAGTTCCGCATGAATTTCATTATTGAGGAGTTGACCGAGACTCAACTCGCAGTAAACGGCAATGACCCAGAAGAAATCGTCGACGGATTGATTGACCTGTGCGTAGTGGCATTAGGTACACTAGATGCATTTGGAGTAGATGCTGCACAAGCCTGGGATGCTGTACTTGAAGCNAATATGGCTAAAGAAGTCGGTATTAAAGAAGGTCGCCCAAATGCTCTCGGATTGCCAGATTTAATGAAACCGGCTGGATGGAAAGCCCCAAATCATTATGGTAACCACGGCGTTTTGAATAAACTAGTAGGCTCACCCGGCTAAAATAAACGAAAATAAATGTGTACAACTTTGTTTCAACGCTGTATAATGGTCTTAATATACTAAAATACACTGTTGAAATAAGGAATATATTATGCAAATTCGTCTTATTGAAAATATCAAAGAAGTTACGTCGTTTAAAGCGGGTTGGGAACTAGTTGAGTATGAAGCAGGTACCGATCCTTTAGACGGGAGCATTCTGTTGGGTTTTGATGAGATAGGACAATTTTGTCAGAAACCTCAGTATGCGTGGTTGCGGTGGGGCGGTTATAAGTGAGAGAGAGATATATTATGCCGGCATTAGACGCACGAACGGAAACTGCATTAAAATGGTTGGGGACAATATTGTTCTTCGTGGCAGGTCTGCTACTTAGCAGTAATATCGAAGCCAGTAGGTGGGGTTATATTTTATTCTTCATTGGGCACATAATATTCATATATGTATTCTGGAAAGATAAACCGATGGTAACTCAGAATATTATGTTTACCGTGATCGATGTTTGGGGAATTTACCGATGGTGGCTAATTTAACATGAATGTAAAAGATTTACTTGTTAGTGCGTGGTCCGGCAATATAAAAGTGACATTTACTCACTACGCGACCGGGGAAGAACTGGTCAAAGAATTTACTCTATCGGGTCTTCACCCGTTCGGTCTTAGTAAACAAGACTCCGGCAGCAGATATGTTGCATTATACAATATTACTGATACTAAATGGGATGCATTAGATGTTACTACCATCATTAATTGGACAGCAATTTAGCACTACGGTTTCGCGGGCTTTTACAGAGCGAAGAGACCGGCGTATCCAACTGTTTAATGCTAATGGCAGAAGCGACGAACTACGCGCCATACATGCTGACTGTGAGTTTTTTGAAGATTATCTTATTAACCAGCCAGGATCTGAATGGGATCCTCCAATGCAAAACTGCATGGCGTATGATGCTATTCACCGTGAAATAGGTAGAGTAGAATTTAAATGCAGCTCGGGTACACGGATCACACTGGTAGACGGTAGAGAGGTTTTGGTTGCTGAATATCCCAACGACGTGTACGATAAAATTATGGCAGTGTCGTGTCAGTGGATATAGAAATCAATTTTTGCTCAGATAGTGAAACATTCGTGGTAAAGAGCATAACGGTGCCACAAGTTGGTAGTGTGATCAACATTCGTAAAGTGGACTATCGGGTAACAGAAGTTTATTGGAGTTTGGACTATGCGGATCATGATTTACGTGATCGCAAACTGAGAGCGACAGTTGACATAAAGGAAATTGAACATGAGTAAACAAATCATTGTTGAACAGTATTGTGATGGTTGGTGAGTTGCGATGATGGTGAAGAAAGTTTTCACAGTCGACTTAAAGAAGAACTTGAACAGTTGGCGAAACTGGAGGGTGAGTGATGAAAGAAATCACAGATGAAGAATACGAACTGTTTCAGAAACTAAAGAAAATATGGTTTCACTCTCAAGCTGAAAAGACAGGAACATTCTTTATATGTGGCGAAGGTGGTGAACATGATAGAATGGGTTTACCTGAAATGATAATGGTCTGCCCTGCTTACGGGCTAGATGGTATGGCCATATATACTAAGACAAAAGACTATAGCGCACCGGAGTGGTGAACGAAGCGTAACCTATATAATATACCCTTATTAACCAAAGGAGAGAACCAATGGAAATATCAGATAAAAGAGAAGAATGGAGAGTGAGTGATGAGTAACGATGAGTACACCAAAGCGGTGGTCAAATTCGACGGTGGTAATGGTGCGTTCACTCGCCAGATGGGTATGCTTGTTGATAAGAGCAATCTCGGCTTTGGTATGCGCTCATGGAGATATGCTATGGTTGTAAATGATGGCGTAATTGAATCATTCTTCGAAGAACCAGGTCGTCAAGACAATCATGACGAAGATCCATATGGCGAAACATCGGCATCCAACCTACTTCAGAACCTGAAATAATTGGACTACTATTATGATGATTCATATCCCTGATGATCAACTTAACGAAGCAATGCTTTTTCGGCTTAAGGAAATGATTTCGGATCTAGAAATCACCCTAGAAAACCGCACTTTGCACTGGGGTCCGGCGTTTATTCACGCTGATATGGCACGTGACGTCGTTGAACTTACCCACCTCATTTCTAGTATGAATACGGTGGTATCTTATATGGTCGGAGAAGTCTAGCTAAAATAAGCTAAAATAAACGAAAATAGTTGTGTACAAAAGCTGCTGGGTAACATATAATGTTTACATAATGATGATTACCCACTGGAGAGATGACATGACTGAACTAAACTATGCAAACCGTNNCGGCTACTCTGATGTTGAACCATATGAGATCGTCCGTGTTATAAGTGACTTGACTGTCGAAGTTCGTGCAATGCGAGCTGAACGTGATGAGTCTGTCAAACTGAACCATGTTCCTGGTGGATTCTTCGCCCATTGTTCAAACCAAAATGATCAAAAGTGGTTCATTACCTCTGACGAGTCTGCTCCGGTTCAACGTATTCGTTACAGCAAGGCAAAAGGACAGTGGCAGAATGCCTACGGCAGCCGCTTCCAGCTTGCTGAAGCTCCCCGCAAATTCTATGACTACAACTTTTAGGAGATAGACATGAGCGAGAAGACTTATACAGTTCAAGAGATTCGAGATATGATTGGTGTCCATCTAGATGAGATGGCGCCACTCAAATATCTGGATGCAGTTAGCGGTGTCATAGCTGTTCAAGATTTCCTTGGTGAAGTACAGTATGCCGATCGGCATAATGGCGATATTTTTGGGGTTGAGTGTAATGAATAAATGGGATATGAGATTTCTCGGTTTAGCGGCCGAGATTTCTACTTGGTCGAAAGACCCTTCAAAGAAAATCGGTGCCGTGGCTGTTTCTCCGAAAGGCCAAGTATTGTCTCAGGGGTATAACGGCTTTCCTCGAGGAATCGCTGACACCGATGAGCGATATACTGATAGAAATTTAAAGTATAAGTATGTAGTCCATGCTGAAATGAACGTCATTTATAATGCGGTATATAATGGTACCAGTTTAGATGATGCTACACTATATGTCGTCGGTTTGCCAGTATGCTCTGAATGTGCCAAAGGTATTATACAAACTGGCATAAAGAGAGTAGTGATGTCAAACATTGACGGAGGCATGGACAGATGGAAAGAATCTTGGGAAGCAACACAGGAAATGTTTGCTGAAGCCGGTATCGAATGGGAAATTATTGGTGTCTAAATATACATATTCATTTACGTCATATCAGTTAGACGAGTTAGGCGAAGACGACGATGTTCGTTCTACGAGTCATACTGTATATGGTCCAATGCCTGTTGAAGATTTAATGATGTACTTTCAGCGGTTTCTTAAAACATGCAGTTACGAAGTGCCTGCTGGTAAAAAAATAGGATTCGTTGATATTGAGCAATAGTGTATCAAATAAGAGACATCTGGCTAAGGCGGTAACGTGGAGGATAATTGCTTCAACCACGACCGTCGCAATTGCTATTCTTTTTGGATTGCCGGCAAAAGCAATCACTGCAGTTTTCATTGCAGATATGACTATTAAATTTATGCTATACTATTTCCATGAGCGCCTTTGGTATAAGTATAGCACTTTCGGTATAACTAAAAAATAAAGATGTACAATACCACAATAGTATGGTATAATATCACATTACTACATTATGGAGTTTTCTTATGAAATATGATCAGGGCAAACCAGATCTTTCCTTACTTCCGCCAGAGGCACTAGTCAAGATTGCCAAGGTATTAGGCTTCGGCGCACAAAAATATGGCAGAAATAACTGGCGCAGTGACGGTAAAAACACTGAGTGGTCACGTACATACTCTTCTATTCAGCGCCACTTGAATTCTTTTTGGTCAGGTGAAGATTTAGATCCTGAATCTGGTGAAGAGCATTTGGTCCACGCAGCAACGCAAATACTAATTTTTATTACTCAGATCCATGATGGCAATGCTGATACATGTGATGATCGCTTCAAGCCTGAGGATATTATGTAATGGACTGGAAGAAATATACTGGTATAATCATTACCTTTGCGGTAGGTAGCTTATTAGTGACAATGTCCTATCTAAATCCAGTATATGGAATAAGTTCTTTATTTTTGGCATTTGTTTGGTTATATTCTATATTGCTGTATAATCAGGCAGTGTCGCTAGGCAAGTTTATGACTACCATGTACTGGCTATCGATATGTCTAGGTGTATTTTTTGCTATAACTAAAATTGCAGGTATTTAAACTATGAACGTCCAAGATATTCGTGACTACTTTCAAGGTGAACTATCAGCTGGTAGATTTACCATTGACAAAACTGGTGTACAGACTATTGAGTTAATCGGCGCATCTTTTATTGCAGATGAAGCAGCAATCTTTGGTACGCCATCACTGTCGTATATTGCTGCTGAATTAAAGTGGTATGAATCCGGTTCTACTAACATTAATGATATACATGGACCGGACCGCCAACCGCCTGAGGCATGGAAATATGCCGCTGATCGCCACGGCAATATTAATTCAAACTATGGTCATTTGATTTATAGTGCAAAGTATAATACTCAGTATGAGAACGTTCTTAAAGAGTTAATAGATAATAGAGATAGCCGCCGCGGCACTATGGTTTATACTCGACCTACCATATGGAATGAATATTGTCTGAATGGAATGTCGGACTTTATTTGTACTAATGCGGTAACTTATTATATTCGCGATAACCAGTTACATGCGGTCGTTCAGATGAGAAGCAACGATGCAATATTCGGATATAAGAATGATTACGCTTGGCAGTTAACCGTAATGGAAAATCTCGTGTATGATTATAATGAACAGGCAAATTGCCGTACAAAAATTACGCTAGGCAATATGCATTGGCAAGTGCAGAATTTACATGTCTATGCTAGACATTTTGATTTAGTAAAATAAGGGGAAGTATCTGATGAAAAAAGGTGATGTGGTAGCAGTAGTTAATATGGCAGGTGAATATGTCGGTCGTCTAAAGGATGAAGGCGCTGAGAAACTAATTCTAGATAACCCTAGAATGGTAGTTAATGGAGAACATGGTCTAGGTTTTGCTCATGGAATTTGTGTAACTGGAGAGCATAACCCAAACACGGTGGCGTTCTATACTGCTGGCATTGTTTTTGTTACACCGGTCAATGCAGAAATTGAAAAAGCCTATGTGCAGGCTACAAGCGGAATTATTATCTAATGGCAGAAATAACGATCAGAAATAAGGAACTGTTGAAGACTTTAAACTCATTTGTTGAGGAAATGTTCGCAAACCCAACTTATAACGATCCAAAGTGCTATACGTACCGCAACATAGAAGACATGGAAAAGGGTGAGTATTATTGCTCACCTGAATACCTTGATGAATGTCGATCTAGATTTCCGGAGTTGGTTGGTCCTCCGGATAGGTACTTTGCCATTCCTATTGCAAAATTAGTTAGGGAATATCCGGATGATTGGAAAGATTACATGCAAAAAGTTAAGTATGACTTTGCTGCTGATCTAGGTGCGCATACTTCGGCACTGTTATCATATTATCCGCCTGGCGGTTTTGTTGGATGGCACACGAACTACGATGCGAATGCATACCAAGTTCTGTTCACATGGTCCAAAGACGGTAACGGCTTTTTTAGATACCGCAACAAAGATGGAGTTTTAGTTACAGAACAGGACGTCCCAGGGTGGCAGGCAAGACATTATTATTTTGGTGCAGAGCATGAAGTAGAAGACCACTGTTGGCATTGCGCGTACGCTGGTGGTGAAAGACTTACCCTAGCATATAAGTTTGTCAATAACGGAGGTAAACAGAATACACTACAAGACGAACAGGCAAGATTAGTTCGTGATTTATTAATTGAAGACATTGAAACCGAATAGGAACTATGCAATGAATGACGTTGATCGTAAAAAATTAAAAGGCGCATTACAAGAATTATCTGATAGTATGACTCGTATGGATGCTGAGAAAGATTTGCAAAAAGATATTATCCAGGTTACTTTTGAAAATCATGCAATCGATAAAAAGCATATTCGCAAACTTGCAATGATTTACCATAAGCAAATTATTGATGAAGTCCGGACTAATAATACCGAAGTAGAAGATCTTTACGAAGATATTTTCAGCGTTGGATGATGCACCGATGAAAAAACAAGTTACTCAATTTAGACATACCTATGGTTCATATGAGCGTTCTCCAGAGATTGACGCATATATGGAATACAGTAAAGAAGTGCTTAAAAAAGGAAAATTAGATCCTAACGTTGAATCGGTTATAGATAAATATAAGTCTAGAGCAAACGTTGGATTTGAAAAATACGGCACAGATACTACGCGCACTGATATCGATCTCCTTGGGTGGTTAACTCATTTACAAGAAGAATTAATGGATGCGACTATATACGTGGAACGTATTAAAAACGAATTAAAGGGATAATATAGGTGTTATTAACAGCAGGTTGTAGTTTTGTCTTTGGTGATGAGTTGGAAGGGTATGATACGGTACCTCCGACTCATTGGCCTTTAACATTTACTTACCAGTTGGCAGAAAAATTAGGCATGGACTATGTTAATTTAGGTTCTTGCGGTGGCGGTAATGATAGAATTTTTAGAGATATTACCGACCATCTCACTAATCCGAATCTAGAAAATCCTACACATATGGTTGTTCTTTGGTCTGCCTGGCAACGGGCAGAAATTTGTGAAATGATAGAAGATGCTGAAGAAAAACGATTAGAGATTAATCGCAAAATCAGTTGTAGTCAGTATTCTCCAGAAAGAATATGGAATATACGCCATAAAAATACCCGAGTCACTTTGAACGCGTATTATGATTTGGCATATAAAGAGCATACCGATATTATTCATGGTCTTACTAAAATGAAGACCGTACAGTTATTATGTGATACTTTAGGTATCAAACTTATACAAGGAGTCTTTCATCAGCGTTGTTGGTCGAATTTGCTAAAGATTATAGGACCATCGATGGCAAAGGACTTTAAGGAAACTTGGCCGACTGGCTGGGTAGAAATGATCGAATGGATTAAAAACACTATCGGTTCTTTACCCAAAACTAGTAGAGTAGGTTTGGGAAGTAAATACCCTGACCTTTATTCACTGGCTGAAAAAAATGATGATATTAAACCACGGTCACACCCAGGAGAAATCACTAACGCAGAATATGCTAATATCCTGTATGATATATTTTTGAACGACATGGAATAGTCTTCACCCAGAACCCCTACCTGGGACCGATTCCTGAACATGAATTAAAACTGTTCATTTCCCTTCTCATATTAAATCCATTTTTCTATAAATAGTATTAGTTTTCAAAATAATAATAATACTATGGATTTTTTAGCACTCGTTACCGATCTAGGTTTTCCTATTGCTGCTGCATTAGCCGGCGGCTTCTTCGTATTTACCACTTTAAAATTTATTCTAGAAGGGGTTTTAGATAGTATCAAAACTCAACGCGGGTTTGCTATAGCTCTAGACAATAGAGTTAAAACCATGAATAATGAATTGCTGCGTATTGATATACAGGTTACCTTAGCGCTAGGTTTAACGCCTGATGTATCTAGATTGGCCAGAGCTGATGGCCAAAAAGATGCAAGGAAAGATTAACTATGGATATGGATATTGCTGCGGCTATTGGCCAATACGGATTTCCTATTATTGCTGCTTTCGGTTTGGGTTATTTCGTATACTATATTTGGCAATGGGTAACAACCGAAGTTGATCCGGTTATCCATGAATCACATATGACATTGATAGCACTCATTGATAGAATTCGAATGCTAGACAACGATTTAATTCGCTTACAGACTAAATTGGATACTGTACTTCAGCAAAGGGAAAAAGAAAATGAAAAGACTAGTACCAATAATTCTGCTGATCGCTAGTGGCAATTTACTAGCGGCTGATCCGTATGAGTTTGCAAATCCATCATTTTCCGGAATAGGATTCTCGGCTCACATATTGACACAAGAGCAAATGAGGCAAAGAAGCCAAGATGAAGCTCGNGACCGGAAAGAAGCAGCCGAAAGAGATTTAGAAAGAGAAATAGAAAANAGTAACGTTAATCGATTTATTAACAACTTCGAATCTAGAGTATATGCTCAGTTATCAAAGCAGTTAGTTGATGCGTTATTTGGAGAAGATCCATCTACTTCTGGTAGTTTTGATCTTGCAGGTAATATGGTAGTATATGAAAGTGACGGAGTAACTATTACTCTGACTATTACTAATCCAGATGGCACTGTCACCACAATAAGCATACCGGTCGGTGGTTTAGGAATATGACCTCGATCCGGTCTATACTACTATGCGCTTTGATAGTGTTTATGTCGGCATGCTCTACTCTAGAACAGACCGCAGATAAATCACCAGAGCTAGTAGTATCTACCCCGTATAAATCTGATCCGCCAAGCGGAGGAAAGGTATACGTTGCAGTATATGGATATAATGATCTTACCGGGCAACGAGCCGCTGCAGTCCAATCATTATCATCAGCTGTTACTCAAGGCGGGGAAAATTATCTTATCAATGCTCTTCGCGATTACTCCGATGGAGAATGGTTTAGAGTAGTAGAAAGAAAAGCAGTAGACAATATTATACGGGAAAGACAGATTGTGCGATCATCACGAACACAAGTTGATGCTCGAGCAGATGAACTACCTCCGTTAGTATATGCCGGGGTTATAATTGAGGGTGGTATTATCGGTTATGATAGTAATGTGCAGTCAGGCGGTACCGGTGTACGTATATTTGGTTTAGGTCAATCAGCAAAATATAATTCGCATATTGTTACAGTAGGGTTAAGAGTAGTAAGTGTTACTACATCCGAAATACTATTATCAGTTATAGTAGAAAAAAATATTATTAGTTATAGTGATAACACCACCGGTGTGAGATTTTTTGATTTAGACCGGGAAGTCTTTGAGATGGAAAGTGGAATGAATGTTAATGAAGCTTCGAATTATGCAGTACGACGGGCAATTGAACAATCCGTCCATGATGTTGTACAACAAGGCATATCACGAAAGATATGGTAAATCACTCATAGAGGAATAAAAATGAAACGGTATGTATTATTACTTCTTTCATTGATGTCAGCCGTACTTAGTGCGGATCAGACAGTTTATATTAAACAGATACAAGGCGACAACTTAGACGTTACTATTAATCAAAATAATGGCGATGATAACATCGTTGGCTGGTCTCAAGGTACTGATCAGTATTTTTTATTAGACGGTGATAGTCAAACATTCACTATTGATCAAATAGGTAGTAGAAACTCATTGGCTGGTTTCGTGACATTAACTGACATGTTTATGTTTAACCTACAGCAAGTCGGTGATGATAACCGGTTAGACTTTTTTGCAAACAATGCTAGCTTTTCAGATGTAAATATGGTATTTACCGGCAGTGATAATAGCGTACTATTTGATCTAGGCGGCCCGGGCAGTGGTCAATATGCAAATATTGATTGGACTGTTACTGGTGACTATAACAACTTTACCTCGATGATTAATGCTGATGGAGCTTTGCAGGACATTACGCTGACTGGAGACTTCAATATTTTTAAGATTGATCAAATCGGTTACGGAACCAGTATTGATTTCCACGAGTTATATCTGGATATGACAGGTGATAACAATCAAGTTACTATTGTACAAGATACTACATTGGCCGCCGGTCATATTGATTTGGTAACAAATGGTTCTAATCAGATTATTAATATTACTCAGTCTGACTAATGCTGCGTACGCAAGTATTGGTGAAGTAACTGAAACCACGGGTTCAGGTGTTATATTAAGAGAGAGTTCTCTTTTTGACGCAGATCTTGCTGTACCCGTTAACATGGATGACGAAGTAAAAACGGCAAAAGGTGTCGTCGGTATTACTTTTGACGACGACACTCAAGTAAAAGTCGGTGAGCATTCTGAACTGATCATCGATGATTTTGTGTATGATCCAACCTCTTCATCAGGCTCATTGGGCTTACTAGTAACCATGGGCACTGTAAAATACTCATCAGGTCAATTAGCCCACAATAATCCTGATTCCGTAGATATAAAAACCCCTTCAGCAACGATCGCCGTCCGTGGTACTGCCTTTTCAATGACAGTCAATGAGCTAGGCGACAGTCTTATAGTATTACTTCCTAACTCAGATGGTTCAGTCGGCGAAATTGTAGTCGAAACCGACGTCGGTCAAGTTATACTAAATCGAGCTTTTCAATTAACTGCCACGTTTAACAGAGATGCCCCTCCGACACCCCCGGCAATTATCCCGTTAACTGAAGATATGATTAATAATCTAATGATTGTCTCTCCTCCAGTTAAATCTAAAGAAGATAAAATGTTTGATGCTATCAGCGATGCATTAGATGAAGATTTATTGGAATATGATGAACTAGAAAATGAGTTGGAAAAAGAAGGAGATCAATTGGCCTTTGATGAATTGAGTATTAACGAATTAGCAGTTGATTTATTAACTAATATGCTTAATTCTGCCTTTTCAGAGCACCGAGACGGCCGCGATATTGGTTATAACGATGCCAGTCAGGTGTATACCTTCATCAATGATCCAGAAGGTAGAGTTGTACGATATTCAAATAACGCCATGATAGATATAGTATTCAATATCAATTCTGGTATGAATGCAGCCATAATCCAGCCAGATACTACAGTAAATATCGAGACTCTGGATGATGGATCAACTAATGTGATACGGATAACGCAGAAATGAAATATATAGTTAGTCCTTTATGGGCACTATTAACTACAGCCATATTATATTCAATAAGTATTTCAAATCTAACCTTTCTACAAATAATCGAACTTAAGTTTTTAGACCAACTTATAATAACCGAACCCGTAATCGATGATACTGTAGTATTAGTTGATATATCTGAAAAGGCATTACAGAACCACGGCCAGTTCCCTTTCCCACGTGATGTGTACGGCAACTTAATACAATCTCTCCGTCAGGCAAATGCCGGTATAATAGTATTAACACTTTCATTTCCAGAAGAAGACCGTACTGGGCAAGATGCATTTTTTACCGAAATGCTTTCCCAGGGTGTAGTAATTGCTCACTACCCGACTGAAAAATCCCAAAGTAGAACTGCATATGCAACCGGAATTGCTGAGATAGGAGAACCAGCGGCGCCGTACGTATACAGTTATTCCGGTATAGCAGGCAATATAGAAAAGTATGAAAAGCAAGCATCTGGAATCGGTATTGCAAATACTATTCCTGAAATAGACGGCGTAGTTCGTAGATTACCTATGATTTCTGAATCAAACGGAATATTATACCCATCTATCGTTTTAGAAGTATTAAAGGCATATTCAGGTACTAATACCTATCAAATAAAAACCTCTCCGGCTGGCATTGAAGCAGTTAGAGTTAAAAAGTTTCCAAAAATAGAAACGGATGGAAATTCTAGGGTATGGATTAATCCAAATATTGTTATGCAGAGATATGAGATGGATGATGTATTTCCTGATCTAAAAGGAAAAACAGTATTCATTGGCGTTACCGCTGAAGGAATTTCTAATCCTGTGCCTACTGCCAATGGAGCAAAGTACGGCCATGACATTATCGCCTCAGCAATGACCAGCGTCCTGTCTGGATATAATATCATCCAACCACATTATGCACAGGGCCTTCGTGACACCGCGGTGTTGTGTATCGGCTTGTTGATTGTATTACTATCTTATATTTCGTATATTAAAGTACTCCCATTACTAGCAATACCTGGTTTAGTATATGCTTGTTTTTATGTTTTTGCGTCGCACAATATCATACTAAATCCTATTAATGCAGTACTTGCTGGTGCGATAGTCTCATTGCATGTGTATGGTGTAAAGTACGTACAGGAGTTTTTAGCCAAACAGCAGATCAAGAAACAATTTGGTACGTATCTATCACCAGCAATGGTAGAAAAATTGCAGAAAAACCCTGAGCTATTAAAGCTTGGAGGTGAAACAAAATACATGACATTTTTGTTCTGCGATATTCGCGGTTTTACTCCTATATCAGAACAGTATCAAACTGATCCACAAGGTCTTACGGAGTTAGTCAATCGATTCCTGACACCTATGACCGATATCATTATGAATAATGAAGGTACTATTGATAAGTACATGGGCGACTGTATTATGGCTTTCTGGAATGCTCCGCTAGATGTCGATGATCAAGAACATAAAGCCGTAAAGACTTCAATGGAAATGTATGCTTCACTAGAATTACTTAATTTAGAATTAGAGGCCGATGGATTATTACCAATTAATATTGGTATAGGTATTAACACTGGTTTGGTTGTTGTTGGAAATATGGGATCTAACCAGCGATTTGATTACTCAGTATTGGGAGACGCGGTTAACCTGGCAGCAAGATTAGAAGGACAGACCAAAGAGTATGGTGTTAAGACTATAATTGGCCATGATACCCGGGTCATGTTAGATGATAACTATACTATACTTAAACTAGATACGTTGGCGGTTAAAGGTAAAACTGAACCGGTTGAAATATACACTATATTAGAAGAGTCTGATTTACAAAATACTAGTACATATTATAGTGATATGATTCAACATCATAAAATGCTAGAACTGTATAAGACAAAGCATTTCGAAATGGCAATACATTACTGCAATGAATTGAAAGGATCTTTTGCTGGTACTATGGATGAGTACTACGATATATGGATTCAACGATGCATGACAATGAAAAAAGCCAGATTGCCTGCCAAATGGGATGGCGTATATCGTGCAACTTCAAAGTAAAAAAACATATAAATAAAGATGTACAAAACATGCGATGCATGGTATAATTAACACAGTTATTCCAGCCGGGATAATACAGAAAAACGATGAGGAGAAAGTGATGGTAGATTTTATTNTAGTAGNGGTATTAACTGCTGTAGTTGTATATATCTGGAAANATGCATTTGGACGTGCTATCAAAAATAATCCTGGAGCTCCTGTTCCGCAAGGCGATAGACCAGAAGGTCCTGTTAAAGGAAAAGATGGTGATGATACTCCTGCTGAACCAGCATACGAAAAAATGTCTGTTAAGCAACTAAAGGAAGTATTGGTAGCTGCTGGTGTTTCTGGTGTGGCTAGTGCCAACAAAGCAAAATTAGTTGATATGGCCAAAAACAACTTAAGCAAGCACTAATGAAAAGCCTGCATTCTTTTTTAACAGAAGGAGCCGAAGATCCTGCAATCTTTAAAGCAGTATTTTTGGCCGGTGGACCTGGATCCGGTAAAACATTTACCGTAGGCAAAACCGCACTTACTGCATTAGGGTTTAAAGTTGTTAACTCTGATGTAGCGTTTGAAAAAGCAATGGAGCTAGCTGGTTTAACGATGGACCCTGAATCTGTATTTTCAGCTCAGGGTCAATCCATCAGAGATAAAGCTAAATCGTTAACAGGCAAAAAGAAAGAAATATGGTTAAAAGGTCGATTGGGTTTAGTTATCGATGGTACCGGTAAAGACTACGATAAGATTAAAAAACAAAAAATGGAGTTAGAAAGACTTGGTTATGAAACTGCCATGATCTTTGTTAATACTGACTTAGAGACTGCATTAGCTAGAGACGCAAAACGAGACCGTACGGTAGGTAAAGATGCCGTTACTAAGATGTGGTCCGGCGTACAAAATAATATCGGAAAATTTGCTGGTACATTTGGTAACAATATGTACATTGTCGACAATTCCGATGGATCAGACGTGGATGCAGGTACAACCAGAGTGTACCGTAAAATTCAATCATGGTCAACATCCCCTCCTAAAAATTCTCAGGCTCAACGTTGGATCCGGTCCTATAAGCTTCGTAAAGATATAGAGACACAACGCGGATCGGCAGTTAAACGCCTAAAATAACTGTGTACATTTAATGTTCCATGGTGTATAATAGCTCTTATACATTATGGAGTAGTACATGCCGCATAATAACCATGTCATAGACAATAGTAATAAAGACGTAGACTCTTTACTTATGGAAGGAGTTTATACTCGCCATGATGCCCGCGAATATTACTTAAGCTTAGCAAAAAATTGGACTGATCCTAATCCCGCTCCTGTCATTAAAATTCATGATGGAGTACGAGTCGTACGCGATGATCTTTTAGTGGGATCTAAAGTTCGCGGAGGAGACTGCCTGATCTCTTCTTTACCGGAATCTATCGATACTATAGTATATTGTCAACCTCGCTTCGGATTGGCCGGAGTATCTATTCTAGACGTGGCGCGTAGGCACAATAAAAAAGTTAAGTTGTTTATGCCGTCGTCAAAACGTATTTCTCCCCATCAGGCAGCGTGTATCGAGCAGGGAGCCGAAGCAGAATTTTTGCGTATTGCAGCGATGCCTAATCTTAATATTGCCGCTAAGAAATGGGCTGATGCTCATGATAATGCATACTTTATTCCGTTAGGTCTTAAACATGAAATGGTTACAGCTGGATTTGTCAAGGTTGCTTCTCAGATTCCGGAACCAGATGATGTATGGACTGTACTATCAACCGGCGTGTTGCATAGGGCATTGCAAATTGCGTGGCCTAATGCTAAGTTTCATGGGGTTGCAGTTGCGCGCAATATGAAAGCTGGCGAGGTTGGTCATGACCGTATTATAAGCCACCCGTTACCTTTTACGCAGGGTATTAAAGAATCAGACATGCCTCCATTTCCATGTATTGCNGAATACGATGCTAAAGGTTGGAAACCNGCGGTAGAGTACGCAGCTGCCAATCCTACACGCGATGTACTTTTCTGGAACGTAGGTAACGAACCTACAGTTAAAGATGTAACTATATATGATACCGTCGACAGCTATCGTCGATGGGCAAAAGATGAGGAATCTAATACATGAAAGAAATGATCGTTGGTACATTTAATAAGATACCGAAGAAATCTAATTCACACTCATACGGATGGGCTCGTACGTGGAGTGAAAATACCGGTTTGGCTATTGATTTTACTAATACTGAAACTTTAGATATTGCCTATTTGCTGCANGGNGCAAACTTCGGCGGTGCATTAAACTTATTTGGTGGGTTTACTGCTGAACTGGAAAATAGTATCAATACTTTATTGGAAGCTAAAGAGATTATCTCTCTAGAAATTCCTATGCCTGATTACGGGGCAATGCTAAAAAAACGAAATGATGTTACTGATAAGGAGTGGTGCGATCACGTATCAGAAAGACTTGCCGATTCAAAGGTATTAGTTTCATCTAACTTACCATTTACTCATTTGGCGATCGGTGACTCACACACTGCAGCATATGCCCCTGAAAAGTGCTCAGTAGTAAAACAAGACGGCACNACTTTGTTCGGCCAAATTAAAACCGACTTTGAATATATTAGAAGCCATATTAAACCCCACCACAAATCTCTTACTTTATCATTAGGCAATATCGATATTCGNCATCATGCACATCGTAATGATGCTGATATTGAAAGTATGGTTGATGCGCTTCATGCATTTGGTCAATCAACTGGCATNCCGGTAGAATATGCAGTGCCATGGCCAATTGAGTTTGAAGGTCGTAAACTTCCAAAAACCGGATACTATAAAGGAACTCCATTTTCCGGATCTATTGCTCACCGCCGTGATTTTGTTCGCCGTTGGATTGTTCGCATGCATCATAACAAAATGCAACCGGTCCATTGCCCGATGGAGTGGTATACGATGGACCCTGAGCAATATGCTAAATATTATATGGAAGCCCGACAATCAGTACATTTAAGTCCGGAATATTATCGCCGTACGAATTGGGGCCGTAAAGGTAGTCTAGATGATTTTTTTGGAATGTGAATGCCCATGAATAAATGGTTGAATGAAGAAGCATTAGACGTTTTAGTCAATTACTATTATCCTAGGGCGGCTTGGTTGCAAGAACATTGTAACTGGGGAAAGGTATCTTACCTTGGTGCTGAAGCAAATAAAGCAGTGAATGATCCGTTAATGCAATATATTGACATATATGATTGTTATAGCAGAAACGCTGCCGGCTTTAGTAATGTGATTCAAGATCTCAAATACATGACAAAAACCCCGAAATGGCATCACCAAAAAGCCGATCGTCATGCACTCATAGAAACATATGATACTTCAGGTTGGGATATTAAAACGTGGTTCTATGTGTATCTGTCTCATAGAATTACCGGGTCTGGTGCATCATTTGAGAATGACCATGGTTACCGTAATAACTGTGTACAGCATTGGGGAAAATTGCGTGACTGGACAGATATGGCAGAAGATATGGTCAGGCGGAAAGCATCCGGCGAAGCACTGTTTACTAGTATTGGTAATCAGCCGCCTGCTCCTAAAAAAGGAGTCAGTAACGTAGACTTTGCTACCAAAGAACTTCCATTATTAATCGATCGTTGTTTAGATTGGCTGCACTCTGGCCAAAAGAAGACACATAAAGAAGTAGTCGATTATATGAATAGATATAATATAGAGGAAGGACATAGAAGGTTTAACTTTGTCTATGCCGCATTCTCGTATGATTTAGGAGATTACCACAAAGACTTAGTAGATGATACCTCGCATGGTTATTTTGGCAATAATGCAATAAGATGTATGCAAAAGCTTTCTAGTGGTTATACTACCGATGAGTTCATGGATATATTAGTAGAAAGAATGGGCGGAGTTCCACGAGATAATGAGGANGTTCTATGTGATTTTGTTCGCTTTGGTCAGAACTATGTACCTAGAACAAATAGCACATTTGACCATGTTCCGGCAAATATAAGTAATAATAGCGGTTGGGTATCTGGTTGGGAGCAAAGAACTGGCGCACCTAATGTTTCACTCAATGAATTTTTTGGATGATGGAATTGCATATATGGCAGAATTAAAAGAATGGACATTGCATGTTAATAAAGACTTTAAAGTCCATGTTGAAGGTATTGCGTATGACCCGTACCAAGTACGTCTAGAACGCGAAATTAGGATGTTAGAAGCTAAAGGACCAAAGGCAAAAAAGAAACTTGATAAACTTAAAAAACTACGTAAAACATTGAGATGATTAATATGAAAAAGATACTACCGATACTATGTATTACATTGCTAGCAGGATGTATGATGCCATCATTTTATGATGATAATGAGTCCTTTGCTGGCGTCGACTTAGTAGTTGCCGTTAAAAGCATTAACTGCGACCTAGGTTATGAATTAATGCATGATGACTTTATTAAAGTATCCCGCGAACTGGAATGGCTCGAAGAATATTCCAGACTCAAGGGCTCTGATGACGTTGGAGAGATGCTGGCTTTGATGCGTGAAACTGTCAATGGAATGGTCGTTAATCCGGATACCTCAAGCGGCTATTGTGGATACAAGAAGAAACTTATGATTGAACAAAGCAACTTAATTGGATTAACTATAATGGGTAGATTTTAATGACAACTTTACAAGAGCAGTTTGCTCAATTTTTTGACACCGAACTAGAAAGTGAAGCGATCCGACTTCGAGATATTCTTGAACTTCGGGAAGCAGGTATTATCGCCCCCGCAGAAGCCGCTGACTTGATTAAAGATATTGCCATTGTGGTTGAGATGAAGAACAAAGCAGATCTTATTCAACTTAAGTCAAACCTACTAAAAATAGCGTCTGTTGCTGCCAAACTGGCATAAAGTGCGATAAAGTGTAGTAAAAGGCTAAAATAAGTGTAAATAAGTGTGTACAACCTATGCTATATGTCGTATAATAGCCCATCTAATGAGGAATGTGATATGAATTTAGTAGAAATCAGCGGTCAGGTTCGAAACAAAGATGCAGTTGAAGACTATATCCATGCTCTAGCTAAAGAGCTGAATATACATCGGTTGTACACCAAGCTTATTCAAGTCAAATTCTCAAACAAATTGGATCATGATGCTTTAGGCCTCTGCTGGGGTGACAAAGATCAAGTGATTATCCAGATCTCCAAAAAGCACGAAGGTGCTCCTATCGAATTTGCCGACATGATGCGAGCCCTCGCTCATGAAATGGTACATGCCAAGCAATACCTCCGCGGAGAACTTTGCGGATATACTCACTCTTGGAAAGGCAAAAAGCCCCGCAAGTACAAGTATGAAAACTCACCTTGGGAAAGAGAAGCCTACGGTCTAGAAAACTGTCTCTATGATATTTGTTGGAAATAAACGAAAATAGTTGTGTACAAAACCTGCCTGATGTCATATAATGTTTACATAATGATGATTACTGAGGAATGAGCCATGATTAAAGTTTACCAGATTGACCTGACCGACCTAGACTGCGCCAATGCGTGGGACGACCCAAGATTTGTGTTGCAGCAAAGACTTTTTGTTGGGTTGACTAAGTTTGATTCTTCAATGCTTGAATTCTTCCAGCTGGTTGCTTGTGTTGATACAGATAGTATGGATAGAGCTTTTCAAGCAATGAATCGCTGGAATGATAATGATCTAGACATTGTTCAGTGCATGCACGTAGAGATGCAGTCTATGTCTGTCGGAAATATTCTTGAGATGGAAAACGGCGATACTTTCATTGTGCAGCGTGTCGGTTTTGAGAAAATCGAAAATGAATTGGAGATGGCAGCATGATTAGCATTATTTTGACTTTAGTAATTCTTGGGCCTTTATTGTACGGAGGTTATCTCATGGTAGAAGATAGGCAACTAGAGTGGGAAATGAGAAAGAAGATACGGGAAGCCAACAAGAAGACAGAAAATCGATGAATGGGAGAAAGTGAAATATGACA